GTATCCGCCTTTGGGAAAAAGATTAACGTTGATCTTTTGCATATTAGTTTGGGCTCATCTGCAAAAATTCCGACATCGTGGATATCTCCAGCGTGTCCTGTTCCATCGTTGGGTCGTTGCCTTGGCCGCTGCCGTTCCACCAGCCATCATCAGACTCGGTCGATGATCCTTCGCCTATGTCCTCGCCCGTCATGGAAGGGACGAGCATCGCACCGCGCCGGACAGCATGAACGATCAGGGTAAGCGCATCCGCTTCGTCTGGTGAAGAAAAACCACGGCTCATGAAATCTTTCTTCGACTCCACCTTTGACTTCGCGCCAGAGGGACGATACTTCCGCTGCGTCAGTTGCGGAGTGAGTTTCGTCATGTCTACGTTGGGATGAATCATGAGGAATCCAAACTCGCCGAACGCCCGCAATGCAAACCACAGTTCCGTGCAGATGCGATCATACATCTCGTTGGCCGGATCGGAGTCCTGCTGCATGATGCGCGAGTCGCTGCAACCTCCAGAGTAATTTACTCCGTGGATGGCACCGCTCCACATGTTCTTCATCAGGTCGAACGCGCCCACGCCGTGGCCGGTCTTGTCGCACGCAAAGTATTCAGGCCGGATGCCGGACCTGCGACACAGTGCGATGAGTTGATCGGCCATGAACACACTGTCACCCTTGGCCAGCGCGAAAATACTGTCCACCTGAATCACGGTGCGCGGGATCACACCCTGAGTGTTCTCGTCGCGGAACATTACCGTCTGGCCGTTTGGAAATTCCAGAGAGGGTGGCAGCTTGACACCAGTGGCCTTCCCCCAGCGGCCCATCGCGAACGCGGCTGCTGCGCCACCTTCGAGCGCGAGGTCGCACCCGCCGCAAGGCTTGGGTTCACCATACCAGATGTATTCGCCGCGCCACTTCGTGAGCATGCCCGGGGGAATGATCGTCAGTTCCACACCCGAAGGTGGGTAAGCGCCGCGCGCCATCGAAAAGTATCCGCCTGCCTGACGACCGCCCGCGTTACGCGCGATTTTCTCCAGACCAGTGCGCGTCTGCAAGCCGGGGAACACCATGCGATTCTGGAGGACGTTCTCCGACTTCTCGCCATCGAGCCGGATCACATCCCAGCCGCGCGTGGACTTCCATCGGTAGTGCGTCTCCACATCGAAGCGTTCCCAACCGAACGGTGGCTCAGCGCGCTTGCCGACTTCATCGGTTTGGTTCGTGGGATTGTAAGCGCCGAAGATTTTGAAACCACCTCCGTCTTCCTCTTGAATCTGTGACAGGACGTTGTCCACATCGGACCAGAGGCCCCCGGGGACATTCTCAATTTCGTCGATGAAAATGAACATGCGCGACTGAGGCCCGAAGATCGGATGCTCGCGCGTGCGCGGTATGCGCTTGTTACCTTGCAAGCGACTCGCTTTCTTCACCTTCCCGATTGGGATGACGACGCCCATCATGCACGACACCTGATTGCGACGATCCAGCCCGATGAATAGCTCGCCGACCTCGCCGGGCATCGGCAACTTCGCAGTCTCATGCAACCGCACGAGGTGTGAAAAAAGATTTGCCTCCAAGTGCGCTTCGCTGGGGCCGAGAACTTTTACCGTGGTCCACTCCGGGTCACGAATCCATTCGAGGAACAGACGCACACCAATCCCATACGACTTGGAACAGGATGCCGCGCCCATGATGAGACCCATGCTGGACTCATCGAAAAATTTCCAGAGGTCCTGTGTGTATTTTGGCTCGGGCGTGAACTGCGTTGGAGACCAGAGCAGTTGCGCCGCTTCCTCCATGCCGCCATTGTTCAGCAGATAGTGCAGATAAGTCTGGAGCGGGGGCAGAGTCTTGACCGGACTGTCGGAGTCCACTATGAACTTCAACCGGGCAAAGTCGGTGACCATCTGCGCGGCTTCGCGCATCTGTTCTTTATGGACCAGTGCGGCCACTTCCTTTGCGAAGGGTCGTAGATTCTCCGGGAGCATTACGGTCGAAACTTGCGAGCGCGGCTCTTGAAGAACCTTTCGAGCGCCGTCTTATTCATCTTCACCTGCGAGCCGTCGAAGGGCGCGAACCACCCGCCACCGACCGCGTGCATCGCCAGAAGTGGGAGCATCCCGGGACGATCCTTTCGCCGGGCGTAGAATTTACTCCGGCGCGCGTGCCGGGCGGTGATCAAGCGCGGCTTATGCCCGAGGTCACGCCAGCGTCGTTCCCAGTGGACTACCAAGTCCGGTTGATTCTTCGGAGCACTGGGGGAACAGTCATAGTATGCAAATACTTCCATAAATAAAAATGGGGCACCAATCTACCCCTCATCGGGGTCGAGAGCCGTGCCCCATTGGCAGCGTTACTCTTGTTCAGACCTGCACAGGTGCTCTCTACTAAACTGTGCGTTTATCCCAGAGCATATACCACGAGAAAATCAAAAGGCCCGAAGATTTCTCTCCGGGCCTTCGGGTGGGGATGTGGGAAAATTTAGTAACCGCGCTGTTTCTTTTTGCGTTTCTTTGGCACGAGTCTGCCTTTCTCTTGGTCTTTGGGGTGCCCGTTGAGGTAATCCGGGTGAGCCCCGTTTTGAATGCGCGCGCGCCGGAGCGCGAGTTCCTCATCTCGTTTAAACGCAGCGACCACTTCGGCCCGGCGTCCATTTATAAACTGTAGCAGTGCATCATTCATGGTTGATTACGAAGCATTTGATTGAGATTGTTCTTCGTCCACTCCCGGCCCATGCGGGTTTTAATTCCGCCCTTGTTGAGCCAGTAGACAATATCCGTAAGTGACATCTTCTGCCGCTGCCACTGCCGGATTGTCTCCAGTGTCGCGCGTTCCGCCCCAGTGCGCCCATATGGAAGGACGCCTTCGCATCGGCCCGTCAGTTTCCGTTTTCGCTCGCGCGCAACTCGCAACTTCAAAACTAGTTGCGACTTTTCCCACTCCGCAAGCGCAGCGATAATCTGGCGAATCAATTTGCGAGTTGGATCGACTTCATCGTTCGCCATATCAATGAGCGCACCTTGGTCCGCCGAAAAAACTTTGATTCCGCGCTTACGGAGTTCGGTGAGCAAAATTTCCGAGACCATCAGGTCACGGGCGAGGCGGTCGAGCCGCTCTACAACGACGGCGGAGATATCCTTCTTATTCTCGATGTAGGCCACCATCGCCGCGAACGCTTCGCGGTCCATCGCCTCCACCGTCCCGCTGACGCCTGCCTCCAGATACGTCACCGCGAGATTTACTTTGTGAGCCTCGCAGAATTTCCTGATCGCGTCTTCCTGACGCTGCGGGCCGTCACCGCTAATCTGGCCAGTGCTGCTGACCCGAATGTAGCCTACGACGTTCATACCGGGATGCTGAAAATGTCTCCGAGAAGTGTGTGCTGTTCAAACGCAGGAACGATGCCGATCTGCATCATGCGCTTCCACATATCTTGGCCCACGTGCCACCAAGTTTTTTCACCGGCCTTTCGGGCGACGATGATGGGAGCGCCATGACGATTGCGGGACCAGCGGGCTTCCAATCCCGCTGAACGTAGCGTCTTGACTGAATACTTCATGCAGCCACTATAACATGGCTGTCAAGTCCCGTCAAGAGTTGTCGTCCCAAGCGGCGTTGCCCCAATTGGACCAGTTCACCTGATCGAACGAGACTCGGCCACGATACCACAGACCGCCCGGTTCACCCTGTCCGGTGAAGTCGAGGGTATGATCTGCCCCGGGCGTCGCGACACCGGCAAGAAAGTCGGTGAAAGGACCACCAACATCAGGGGCGTGCTGGACCTGAAGATAACCGCCCGCGAGCGTGGGGCTGACGAAAAAGGTGTTGACGTTCACCCACGCAAACAACGGGACGTTCGGGAGCACGAACACGGGGGTTGACCACTGGGTCACCGGATCAGCGTTGCCGGTGGTATACGCGGCTCGGGCGAATTTACCGCCCGCACCACCTAAGGCCAAATTCAACGGGGACTGGTCTACGGGATATTCAAACCCGTTAGTCCAACCACTAACCCCGTCCTCGGAGGTCTGAATTAAAACATAGTGAGTGTTCAGATAAGCGCCGGGGTCTGCAATCTGCGCTTCCTCATCAGCGATGGATACCATCACCGGACCCTCAGGCAATAAAGGGAGCGCCAAAACTTTCAACCACAGATCGTGAACCGAGTCACCGCATTTCGGGCACACACCCTCTGCTTGGAGCCATTCGACAAGAAGGTCCCACTCGTTGTCGCCGGGCTGCGGCGTGCCGCCTTTGATGATCACCACCTTTACCAACAGATTGTAAAAGTGATCCCCTTGCGCGGGAGTTCCACCGATGTCACGCAGATAACGCGCGAGCAGATCGCGAAGCGAGTCGCCTTGACGGGGGACGCCGCCTACCGACTCGACGAGTTTCCAAAGGATGTGATATTTTCCGTCACCGGGTTGTGCTGCCATAATTAATTTACACTAAAGGTTTTCACTTGCACTTCCCTGTTCGCCAGCCCGTTCAACAATCCATCGCCGGGGCACCAGTCGCCACGCACCGCCCAATGCAGCACCGCGCCGTTTGCAAAATCTTCGATCACGCGCACGGGCACGAAGTTCATGAACCCGGGGCCGACGACGCCACCACAGGTGAGGCCGACAACATCTCCATTGTGCGTGCGAAAAATTGGACCACCACTTGAACCGAAGTAAGCAGCGAGTGCCGCTTGATCGGTCATCTCCCATGGCCAACCCTCGGGCTTGAGACCCACCTGTGAGAGGATGCCATTACTGACACTATCCTCGAACGCGATCCCTTGAACATTGCCGACATGAGTGAGCGGAGTTCCCACGGCGATTGGGGCCGAAGGCGCAAACTCAGCGGCGCGAAAATATTTAGCCGGAGCATCGAGCCATAGAAGCGCAACGTCGCGCGCCTTGTCTCTGCCGATGACGACCGCAGTGAACTCAGCCTGCCCGGCACGATGGCCTTCGGTGCGGATGTTCTTCACGATCTTCACCTTGTTGTCATTCTCAACGACGTGGTTCGCGGTCCAGATGAACACGCGCGTTCGGCCCTGCTCGTTGACACGTTCCATCACAACGCCAGAGCCTTGACCATCGCTGGCCTGAATGAGCACAACCGACTGTTGCATGCGACAGTAGTCCACCTTTGTCGAAATGGTCCGGCTGCCGACCATAGAGGCGGTAACCAGCAATGCAACAGTCCACGCGCCGAGGCGCGACTTCAGGAATTTCTTCAGTCGTGTGTTCACATTAAACAGTGCAGTGCAGGAATGAAAATGGCAAGGGATTCCCGCCGAAGCGGGAACCCCGAGAGGATTACGGAGTGACCGTCTCGACGACCGGCGTGCCCGGCTTCGTCGGAATGTCAGGACCGTTACCGATGTCAGACTCAGGCCCGGGACCGGCCACGTTATGCGCCTTCACTTTGAAGCGATAGACGCCCGTGCCGACCGTCACGTCGCGAGACGTAGCGGGATTCAGACCCAGCGATGCGAATGCCCCACCGTTGGCGGATTGGAACAGTTCGTAGTTGAGCACCTGATCAGCAGGCGGATTGGCGGGCCAAGAGACCCTCAGTGTATTTGGCATAGGTTTCCTTTTGGTTACGACTCGGATTATTCCGCGTCACCCAACAGTGCAAACCTCAGTGAAGATCGTCAACGAAATCTCCGGCGTCTTCCAAACATTTTATGAAGCCGAGATATTTCGTGTTATTTTCGTTGTGTCTGATCCACAATCGGAACGCTTTTCGGATGCGTTTAAACAGTGCTTTCATTTTTTCACCAAAAGTTGGATCAGAAGCCGGATCGCCTCTTTCATCTCTTGGTCGCAGAGACTCCCCGCAGCCAGTAGCTTCAGACGTTCTATGGGCGGGAGTTTCAAAGTCGCCTCGCGATCATCGCGCATTTTCTTTGCCTGCGCCGTGGCTGCCTCCGCATAGACGCCGATGCCGATTACAATATAACCGTCCGAGCAACGCAAGAATTGTCGCCAGTAGCCCGGCGTGGGGTGCCCCATGCAATCTGTATCCGGGGCCATCCAATGCGGCGGTTCATCAGAGAGATGTTTCGCAGCGGCGAATGTTTGTCCAGCAATGCTTCCGTATAGTCCGATCATGGAGTGATCTTACCAGATTCCGGCGCGCTTGTCAAGAATATCTTCCGACGTGGTCCCACTGGAACCGGCGCGTGTAATCAACCATGATCACCGGCGACATTGCGCAGATATCCGGCGACAACACCGAGGACTCAACGCGCTCTTGCAACGCTACCTCGGCAACCTTCGCCGCGTCCGCGCCGAACTCGCTACAGAAGTATCGAGACGCGCTGCGACGCTGCCGGATGCCAATCAGAAAACAAATGCAGCCCCAGTAGTCGTAACCGGTGCCGAGTTCCGACTCGCAAAATTTCCGAGCCGCTTCCGAGTTTGGTCGCGCGCCCATCTTATAGCAGAACGGTGTAACCCCCTCGGTGGACTTCAACGTGCCCTTGATGACGCCCTTACCGGGCACGGACTCGTAGACCGTGCCGTCCTCGAAAACGACAGCCATGTGTGCATACTTGCTGCGCGTGAACCAGCGGATCAGCGCAGCCCAAATTCCCTTGCCCCGGTAGAAATAGAATCTCATAA